TTACCTCTGGCAAGATGGGGAAAGACGTTATAGGCGGCTGGGACGGCGTAAGCAAAACCATTAAGAAGAACCCAGACGAGACAGCTAAATACCGATATGAAAGCGCTCCCGTCATTACTCAGGTAGCTAAAGGGCGCAGCACTGTTACAGTGTCTCTGATAGGTGTTATCACTAAAAACAAATAATGACATTTTTTTCTGGAGCGGATGGGTCTTTAGAGCTTGAAGGCGCAAAGATTGCTAACGTTCAGAATTGGAGTTTTACCGTCAATGTGCAGTCGGCAGATACCACGACGCTAGGCGGGACGGATACAACAATAATTCCGGTCAAAAGGACAATAACAGGGAGTTGCCGAATTTTGTATTATCAAGAAAAGGTTGGAGATACAGGCGAGGCAAACACAGCGTCTGCATTTATTAACAAAATAATAAAAGCTAGAGATGGCGAACCTGACGAGGCAACCAATAGCAGTTTGAAGCAAGGCAATGAACTCAACGAAAACTTTTCAGATTTAAGGCTAAAGGTTGACGACGGGTCTGATACCGAACGCGAAATTTACATGAGGATTTTAATTACAAGTTTGACAATGACAATGGCAGTAGGTGAAATTTTTGCTGCTGATATTCAGTTCCAGTCAAACGGTGTAGTCGCGAACCTGGATTTGTAATGAGCGTTTACCTTGGCACGTTTGGCAAAGTCGAGCTGCGTCGAAAAGCTGACAGAAGAGATTTTTTTGCGACTATACAAGCGGCTGATGTAGATGTCAGTGCCAAAAGATTTGGCATTTCAGTCACGACTAAAATTGAGACTGATGCTGGCAAAAATTACACATTAGGCGAATTGATAACCGGCGATGAAGTGCGCTTTGTGAGTACCACCATACCCAGTCAAGCGCTTAGCTTTATTAGTGGTTTTGCGGGAGCAGACGTAACGTACTACGTTTACGTTGATGAGGTAGGCGGGATAAGGCTATTCAATAGTTTTGCTCATGCTGTTAATGGATTAAAGGCCAACGCGGTCGCTCTTAGTACTTCTGGCATCCCTAATGATGGCATTCCTGTTCGACTTATGATAAGGAACAGTGATAGAACAGTGCTAGCCCAGGTAAGTAATTACGAGCTAAATACTGAACGCGAAACTGTAGACACAACATCTCTTTCTGATGAGTTTCGCAGTCGGATCAGCACTTTAATGTCTGGCTCTGGCCGGATGACGTGCGAATGGGAATACACAGGCGATACAACCCAAGAACTGCCTAATTACTTAGTAGAACTTGTCTTGCGCACCAGGCTTGGCTCAAGTTTTCACGCACGCTTTTATTTAAAAGCCCCTGGTTACAATCCTGGAGGGGTGGCAACCAGAGTAGACGACGAAGTTTTCTACGACTTTGATGCAGTTATTACGGCCTGCGCGGTTCAATTTACTCCAGGCAGTGTCGTGCAAATCACAGCAGATTTTATTACAACTGGAAAGGTTGAGTTGAAGATGCTCATCTCGGACTCTGATGCCATTGTTCAAGAGGATGGAGGTAAGATTCCTTTAGAGAACGGCGCTTTTGACACAGGCGTCCCCCGTTTCGACACCTGATTCCTTAAAGCAGGAGCACCATGGCCAATTTAAAAATTTCTGAATTGCCAGCTCTTGCTGGTGCTGATTTAGCAGCAAACGACCTAGTGCTTGCAATTGACACTGGCGCGGCAACGTCGAAGAAACTGACTGTTGGTGACTTAATCACTAATGGCGTCACCTTGATTGCGAATGACGCAATCCCAGGCGCAAAGATCTTGTTTGCTGCTGGTGGTATTGCCTCAGCAGACATTGCCGATGCTGCAATAACTACGGCCAAGGTTGCTGATGACGCCATCACAGCCGCCAAGCTTGCCAATGGATCCACTGTTGAGTTGGTTACAACGCTGCCCAGTTCTGGGGCTTTCGTGGGACAGCTCGCTTTAGACACTGACGATAGTTTCCTTTATTGCTGGAACGGCAGTGCATGGGTAAGTCTTAAGGCAGCCGGATCAATTAATACTGTTGCTGGCAGCACGGTTGGCCTAGTTGACATTGTTGTTACTACTACCGGTTCAAGCGTTGAGATTCAAGCAACGCAGAATGACACTGATGCAGCAAACAAGTTTTTAGCAGGCCCAACCAGTGGAGCTGGTGCGGTTGCGTACAGGATTATTGATGGCAGTGACCTGCCTGCTGCGACAACAAGCGCCAAGGGCGGTGTTGTTGTTAACGGTGAAGGACTCCGCATGGATTCCAACACCATTGAAGTTGATAACGACGTAACGCTTAGCACTACGCACCATGTGGTGACGTATAGCGCCAAAGGCTTAATTACTGGCGGTCGTGTTCTTACGTCAGCAGATTTACCGGTTGCCACAGGTAGTTCAAGGGGTGCTGTTATCCCTGGATCGGGACTTGCTGTTGATGGCAGTGGCAACATCAATCACAGCAATAGTGTTGCGGCTGGAACTTATACGAAAGTTACGGTTGACGGCCAAGGGCACATTAGTGCTGGCGCTACTTTGGCAGCGACAGACATCCCAGATATATCTGCAGCAAAACTAACTAGCGGAACAATTGGAAGCGCAATTCTTGCAACTGATGCTGTTACCGCAGAAAAACTAGCCGATCAATCTGTTACCAAGTTTGGTGGTGCTGGTGCAACCGATAACGTCGTTACGTTCCCGGCTGGTGACTACAAAGGTCAGTTCTTCTTTGATGAGAAAAACGAAGATCTTTATGTCTTCACTGGAGAATCCTTCCTGCCGATCACGGTTATTAGCGGCAACCTTGTTAACGCTGGAACGTATAACGCCAACACAAACTTAGTTGCATCAGTCACGACTTCTGGCTCTGCTGCTGGCTTTACGGCAGGGGGCGCACTGCCAAATCCCGCCACGGGCAACCTCAACTACTACGTGGTCGTCAGTGATGCTGGGACGGGTTCAGGCAATGCGCCTGCTGTGAGTTTGGCACCACCAGACATGTTGATTTCACTTGGCAGTGGATCAACGTTCCAGCTAATTGATGTTTCTAACGCTATTGCTGGTCAGACCGCAGCCAATATTTCGGTTGTACCGACTGGAAATATCGCAGCCACAGACGTGCAGGCTGCATTACAAGAATTAGATGCTGAAAAGATTGGAGCTGCTGGCCCAACATTTACTGGAACGGTGTTACTGGGTCAAAACGCTGTCTTGGCGTTTGAAGGGTCTGCGAATGATCAGTACGAAACCACAATTACGGTTGTCAACGCTACGGCTGATCGCACGATCACATTCCCAAATGTGAGCGGTAACGTCATCACCTCTGGTGATACGGGAACAGTTACCAGCGCAATGATTGCTGATGCCACGATCGTCAATGCTGACGTAAGTGCTACGGCTGAAATTGCAGTTAGCAAGCTTGCAAACGGCACAGCACGTCAACTGCTGCAAACCGATACTGCTGGCAGCGGTGTTGAATTTACAAGCAACGTTGATATTCCTGGAACGTTAGATGTCACAGGTGTTGCAACGTTCGACAGCACCTCAACCTTTGTTGGCAACGCTACGTTTAATGGCAGCTTGATCTTTGAAGGTGCAACGCCTGACGCACATGAGCTGACACTGAGTGTTGCTGATCCAGGTGCTGACGTTACGGTCACGATTCCTGCTTCTACTACGACGCTTGCTGGCCTTGCTATTGCTCAGAGTTACACGAAAGCGCAGCGTGGAACGCCTGTTGCATTGACCGATGCAACAACGATTGCTGTTGACATGAGCCTAGGTAACAACTTCAGCGTGACTCTTGCTGGCAACAGAACACTTGGCGATCCAAGCAATGTCACTGCTGGTCAGTCTGGTGTGATTGTGGTTACGCAGGATGGAACGGGCAGTCGCACGCTTAGCTACACCGGAACAAAGTGGAAGTTTTCGGGAGGGTCTGCAAGCGCACCAACGTTAACTGGAACGGCTGCTGCTGTTGATGTATTGGCTTATTATTGCGAGAGCGCAACGCGCATCACGGTAACCTCGCTGCTAAACGTTTCATGAGTATTCCTGGTGCTGCAAGTCCGCTGTTTCTAGCAACAACTGCTGGAGCGGCGGGCGATTTTGAGATTTCCAGGTCGCTTAGATTTAACAGCGCAGATAGTGCGTACTTAAATAGAACCCCAAGTTCTGCAGGTAATCGCAAGACATTTACGTTTTCTTTCTGGGTTAAAAGAGGGAAAATCCCAACAAGTAGCGTTGGGATCATAAGTGCAAGAACATCAGGAAACGGCGATTTTATTCGTTTTTCTGATGAATCGCCAAACAATATAAGAATCTTTGGCGATAGCACTTATGACTTACGCACCACTGCTGTTTATAGAGATCCAAGCTCCTGGTATCACCTTGTTGTGGCTTTTGACACCACGCAAACAACATCCTCTAACAGGATAAAATTATACATAAACGGAACCCAAGAAACAACTTTCTCTGCTGCAACTTATCCAAGCCAAAATGCCGACTTAAGGTTTAACAATACGGAGCCGCATGAAATAGGAAGAATACAAGGCAGCAACTATTTTGACGGCTACCTAGCCGAAATTAACTTCATTGATGGCACGGCACTTGACCCCACGTCATTTGGAGCGTTTGACGATAACGGGGTCTGGCAAGCCAAAGATACAGCCGGGCTGACATTTGGAACGAATGGATTCAGGCTTAAGTTTGCAGATAACAGTGGCGCAACTGCAACAACGCTAGGGAAAGATACTTCCGGGAATAGTAACAACTGGACTCCGAACAATTTGAGTGCTGGTGCGGTTTCAAATCCTACTGCCA